AAGAAGGGATTTAGTATTAGATCAATTACCACAGGGTGTTAATTTAATTTGTTTTCATGGTAAACCTCGCATTTTTGAGGCCAGGCATATACATTGGGTTAATATGTACATAAATTCGTGGGAATGCTTAGATATCAACGAGGATCCTTTAGTTACTGTAATAATACCCTATAATATAGACCGGGGCTGGTTAAATGCTGCGATTACAAGTGTACCACAAAAGGTACAATTATTGGTAAGTCAAGGGAATGGTAATTGGCCTGAGAATTTTAATAAAGTATTACATCTGGCAAAAGGTAAATATATTAAATGGTTACATGAAGATGATATGCTTACTCCAAATGGTATTGAAGATTCTGTCAAGGCTATAGAAGAGCAGAATGTAGATTTTATTCATGGTAATGTTTCGGAGATAAGTAGACAAAGAAAAATGTTGGTTCCTTTTATTCCGGCTTTATTACAACCAACATTCTCTGATTTATTAAAAAAGAATACTCTACATAGTGCTTCTATGATGTACCGAAGAGAGGTTTTTGAAAAGGTAGGTAAATTGGATGAAACTTTAAATGTAATGGAGGAATATGAATTTAATTTACGTTGCTTAAAAGCTGGATTGAAATTAGGTTATTGTTCTTCTACCGTAGCTATATATAGAAGACACGATAAACAGAAAGTTAGAATGGTACCTAAGATAGAAAAAGAAAAAGAAAGAGATCAAGTTAAACAATTATTCCAATGATTAAAAGTAATCCAATACTAATAACAGGTATTCCAAGAAGTGGGGCAACTATGATTGCAGCTACTATTAATGTTTGTGGCGCATTTGGAGGAGAGATGTCAAAACGTGGAATGTACTGTAATGATAGAATAAGAGAAGAATTAGTGAAACCATATCTTAAAGTAATGGGTGGTGATGTGGATGCACAAAAGGAGTATCCTAAAATAATTAAGGCACCCACAAATTGGAAGGTAGTGGTTGATCGTATGTTAAGTGAAGAAGGATTTTCTGGAGGGTCTTGGATGTATAAGGATTCAAGAACGACTCAGATGTGGCCTGTGTGGGCAGATGCTTATCCTGATGCTAAATGGATTATTGTGCGTAGGAGAACAGGAGATGTTATAGAATCTTGTTTAAAAACAAAGTATATGCGAGCCCACGATAATTGGGCAGGTTGGTTAAGTATGGTTCATGAATATGAACAAAAGTTTATAGAAATGATTACCGAGGGATTACATTATAAAGAAATTTGGCCAGAACGAATGGTCAATGATGACTTTAAACAATTATATGAAACAATTGATTGGTTAGGATTGACTTGGAATCCAAAAGCATTAAATTTTGTAGAATCATTACTTTGGGGTAGTAGACTAAAAAGAAAGGAGAAATAATATGGCAGTAAGAACGAATGCAGAAGATGTATTAGCAATAATGGGTGCTCCGGATATTGATGAAGATGTTGTAACATCTATGATAGAGACAGCAAGTGCTGTTGTTGATATGGTATTTTATGGTGATACAACTCTTGGAGATACATTATTGTTAAATATTGAGAAGTGGTTATCAGCTCACATGGTAGCATCTTCATTAGTAAGATCTACCAGTAAGGAAAAAATAGCTGATGCGGCCATTGAATATACAGGTAAGTGGGGGGAGAAATTAAATTCTACACCCTATGGACAAATGGTACTGACTTTAGACCTTACAGGTAAAATGGCAAAGGCAGGTAAAGCAGGAGCAAGTATGTATGCTGTTAAAAGTTTTGAAGATGAGTAATATGCAACAATTTTTGGTAAGGGTTTGTAAAGAACCTGCCGTTTATTGGGGAAATCCTAAATCAAACGGAAGAGGGGGTTTTACTTATGATCCTCCTGTTGAGGTCAAATGCTTTTGGAATGAGCGTATTCAAATACTATCAGTGAACGAAGGGGATAAAATTATTTCAAGAGCCTTTGTTTATGTTTTACAAGATATGACTGCTGAAGGACTTCTATGTCGTACTTCACTTTCAGCACTTACGACTCTACAAAAAAGTAAACCAAATGAGATTGATGATATTTGTATTATTAAAAGATTTGAAAGCTATCCTGGAATAGGAACCAGTGATAGAGTTCGTATAGCATTTTTAACACCTTGGTTGACTTAAAAGTATATGAAAAAAGTACCTTATTCAACTTATATTAAGGGGCAAAGGAACCTAAATAATATTACTGGTGTTGGTTCTTTTGATGAAGTTATGATTAATTTACAAGCTGTAATTAATGAAATAAAAGGAGGTACACTCAAAGGTTTAATAATGTCTGCGGCACATATAAGAAGGGAGACAGAGGATTCAATACCTAAGACGCCTGTTGATACAGGTAATTTAAGGGAGAGTTGGTTTGTTGTTACTACGAGAGGTAAAAAGGTACCAATGACACAGGATTTCAAAGGAAGGATACCTAAAAGATATCATAGTGGAAAATTTAGGGACAATAAAAAAGTAGGACATACTAAAGAACAATTAAAGGAGGGGTACAGTAATACGATAAATACATTCCAAGGAGCCTTATCTAAGAATCCAAAAGATATAGCACTTGTTATGGGGTATGCTGCAAATTATGCTTTCGCTGTTCATGAGAATGTATATGATCATTTTAAACGACCTGGATCAGGTGCAAAATGGTTTGAGATAGCTATAAAGAATAATACAAATACAATTTTTCAAATAATTGGTAAAAACGCAAAGATATGAACGCACCAAGTATTGATATAAAAGACATGCTGGAAGCCTGGGGGGACTCTTCTGGTTTTACTTTTGGTTTTACTTTTACTACTGATTTATTCATAGGAAAGGAACCAATACTACCAAAAAATTGTGTTACTATCTTTGATATTCTTGGGTTTGCCCCGGAACTTAATTTAACTACGCAAGGATATGAATATCCTTCCATACAGATAAGAGTTCGTAATGTAGATTATTATGATGGTTGGAATATTTGCAATGAAATAAAGGATTCGCTTCATGGGAGATCTCATCAAACATGGAATGGAACTTTATATACCGTGATCTATTGTTCAAGTGGTCCCGCTCTACTTGACTTTGACGAAAACGGAAATGCTCGTTTTATTATTAATTTTAACCTGCAACGTCGTGTTGCGTAAAAAAGGAGGTCTAAATGCCAAGTAATGCCGTAGCCGGTGTAGGAACCATATTCCAAAGGTGGAGTGGTTCTGCATGGGCAGCAATTGCTGAGATTAACTCCATTTCTGGACCAAGTATGTCACGAGATACAATAGATGTGACATCTTTAAGTTCCAGTGGTGGGTATCGTGAATTTATCTCTGGATTCCGTAATCCCGGTACCGTACAACTTTCAATGAACTTCACACGTGCAACGTATGATTTGTTCAAAACAGATTTTGAAAGCAACGTATCGAAGAATTACAGAATACTCTTTCCAGACTCTGAGACAACTCTATTGGAGTTTATCGGTCTGGTTACTGAATTACCTATTAACATTACCGCAGATGACAAAATCACTGCCGATGTTACAATTCAGGTTACAGGTCCAATTGAAACAGATTCAGGCACAAGTGCTGCTCTGGGACTACCGTAAGGTTTAAAAACCTAATCAAGGTTATTTTTTATTATTAACAAATTAAAATTTACTAATCATGAAAGCATTAAACAGAAAAGATTTATTAACAAAATCAGCAATTAAAGTTGTTCCTGTTGAACTTGAAAACGGGGAAGGTGTGTATGTTCGTTCAATGACAGCATTTGAAAAAGATTTGTTTGAACAATCACTTCGTAAGGAGGTAAAGAACGACAAAGGAGAAACAGATTTTGTTTTATCCTTAAGTAATTTCCGTTCCAAATTAGCCGTAAATACTATTTGTGATGAAAAGGGGGAATTGTTATTCTCTCCTGGAGATTATATTGAACTGGCAAAAAGTATGTTGGCCTCACGTTTGGAAACGATTGTAAATGAAGCCCAAAAATTAAATGCAATAACTGAGGAAGATAAGGAGAAAATTGTAAAAAACTCCGTAGCCGGGGAAGCCGGCAATTCCAGTTCAAGCTCTGCAGAGAAATAGGAATTATCCATCCAGATTACCTGTTGGAGAAACTAACAGCTTACCAATTAGCAGAGTGGGAAGCTTACGATAGGATAGATCCAATAGGTACTTGGAGGGATGATTTTAGAATGGCGTACTTATCTACAATGATGGCAAATTTAACAATTCAAGTACACGGTAAAAAAGGAGCGAAATTATTAGTACCGATGGATTTTATGCCAGAATGGGATGAGCAAAAGAAAACAATGCAAATCAAGAAACAAACAATGGAAGAGATGAAGGCGTTTGCTTTAAGTTTTGCAAAGGAGCACAATAAACAATTTAAGGTTCAACAAAATATAGACAATCAACCACCAAAAATTAGACATAATAAATA